AGGAACAGATAGAAAAAAGAATGCTGAAGGTGGTATCATGAGCACTAGAGCTAAATTTGCAAGAGGTAAAATAAAACTTGCACAATTTTTTTATGCTAAAGGCACAGATCTTGTTACAGAAATCAGAAAAGCAGTTAACAATATTTTTGAATCAGGCGACAAGAAAGTAGACGCTGATGTAGCTGTTGATGATATGCTTGATGAATTTGGTATTGATAGAGGAGCTGTAGATCAAAAAGATATCTTAGAAGCTTACGATGAAGCATACAAAACATTAAACGTGCCACCAGGATCACGGGGTGGACCTGATGATATTGCAGCACCGGTGCAGTCAGCAGAAGAATCAACAGGTAATTTAGTATCAAGACAAATTAAAATTATGAATGCTGCAGAAAGAATAAAACCAGGTCTTTTTGAAAACATAACAGAAGAACAAATAGATATTTTGGTTAAGTATGCAGATAGAATTGATGATGATCTTTTAAAAAATATTGTCTTAGACCCTGATCCAAATAACCGAGCAGCAGCGGTAGCTACATTAGAACAAGTAGATGCTTTGATGAGTGAAGGAAAAAGCATGGATGAGATTATGTCTATTTTACAAAGCACACCAAGAACAAAACAAGCTGAAGGCGGAATAGCCGGAATATTAAAATTATAATGAAAGTACATGAATACAATGAAATGATGGCGTACATGTTGCGACCAAGACAGAAGTTTGCAATTGGTGGCGGTGTTGTTGAAGGCGAGGATTTAGGATCAAGAGAGGGGTTTGCTGGAATAAAACAAGTAAAGAATGTAAAAAAATTTGAAAACAAATTCCCTGGTGTCAAATTAGGAGATTATTATTATGAAATACGTAATCCAAATTATCTCGGTAAAGGTAAAGGTGATTCACCAAGAATATCAATAGGCCCATTTAAAAATAAAAAAACAGCTCAAGCGTCTTATGATGCAAGACAAAAAAAAGTAGTAAATATTAAAAAAGCTAATTTAAAAGAAACAAAAACATTATACGATGCACAAACACAAAAGATAAATAAATTTGTAACAGATTTTTATAATAACAATATTACTAAATATGGTCTTAGAGACTATGATCTTTTTGAAAAAGATTTATTTGAAGCGTTTGAAAACTCTGGAATTGGAGATGCTAAAAAAAGAAAAGCAATAGCAATAGGTTATCCGAATGTAGGAAAATTTTCTAGTGCAGGAGTTAAAGGATCAAAATTTCCTTTAACTTTATTTGGTATAAAAGCACGTATGGCATCTGGTTTTAAAATAGAATCAGACGCAGCTGCTTTTTTTAAAAAAGCATTTTACAGTGCACAGTTAGCAAAAAAACCAAAACTTGTAGAAAATTTAAAAAAATATTTAGAGTATTATAATACAGATAAAAAATATTATGGTTTACAAAATGAAGTAAACAGAGCTGCATTACAAAAAGAATATGCTGATGTTTTAGATCCAAGAGTTAAATCTGATTTATTATTTTTATTAGAATCTGATGATATTGGAACAGGTAATCTTAGAAGAGGATTTTTAAAAGTTTATATACCTGAACAATATGATGCATACGTTGCAAAAAAAGGTCAAGCTAGTCTTAGATATAAAAGACTTGTAAATGAGATTGAAAACTCTTTAACAAATAATCAATTAAAAAGAGCTTTAAATGGAGCAACTTCAATTAAATCATTTATGACTAATCAAACTAATTTATTAAATAAAATATTTGATACATCAGCTTTGAAAAAAGCAGGATATGGAGAATTAATATTTAATGCTGATCATCTTGAAGGTATAGCTGAAATTGCAAGGATGGATAATGCAGAAGATAAAATTAGAGGTTTACGAAACATTGTAGGCACAACAGCTGCAAGAAACTACGAACTTGGTATGCAAGGCTTTTCTGTTCAAAGAAAAGGTTTAATGAATAAAATTAAAAATGGAATTAATATTGAGCCAAGTATAAAAAAGTTAAATGAAATAACTAAAATAGCTTATCCAGAGTTTGAGGGAAATTTATATAAATATAATCCGGCAACTAAAAGTGCAGTTCCTACAAGAAATTTTATTGTTGATTATGATCCTGAAACTGCTTTTAGACAATATTTTAGAGATTTAATAAAATCACCAGTTGGTTTAAAAGAATTAAAAAAACAATACACTAATAATCCAGAACTTCAAAAAGTAATTCAAAAAGATAAATCTTTAGCATCTCAACTAGATAAAACGTATAAGGTTCAATATTACGCAAACAAAGCTGGAAAGTTAGGTTTAGTTGCTGGTTTTACAGTTCCTTTTGCACTTGGAATAAAAAAAGAAATTTCAGAAGGTAGAAATCCTTTTTCCATGTCTGTTCAAGCAGCTGAAACAGGACAAATGCCACAAGGATCACCTGCACAAATAAATACAGTGGACGAAGGTTTTACTACAACTGAAAAATTATTAGCAGGAACAACTGCAGGCGCAGCATATGCAGCGAGAAAACCCATCTTAAGAACTTTAGGAAAAATAGTTAGGCCACTTGGTTTTCCATCTGTTGCTGCAGGATTTTCTCTTAGTAGTATTTTTGATTACGAAAAACCAGAAGATGCATCAATGCTTGATAGACTTAATCCAATGAATTACAAAATACAAGATGATCCAGATTTAAAAATGGCTGGTGCAGATTTATTATTACCTGAACTTTTAAAAAAAACTGCACCAAGAGGTTCTGGTATTTTATCTATATTAGGTAGAGCAGCAATGAATCCTTTTGGCAGAGCTGCAAGATTTTTTACACCTGCTGGTGCAGTTATTGGCACAGCAGGTATAGCAAAAGATTATTATGATTTTGCAAGAGATGAAATAGAAAAAGTAAGAGCAATGTCACCAGAAGAAAGACAAGCCTATAACGAATCTTTAATGGATGAAGGTGGAATGGTTGACATTAGCAGAGAGGGTTTTGACGAAGGTGGACCATCGGATCCTAGTAGAAGAAAATTTATGAAGATTATGGGTGGACTTGCATCATTACCTATCGTTGGTAAATTTTTTAGAGTAGCAGAACAAACACCTGTCGTACAAAATATATTTACAGAAATACAAAAATTAAAAAACAGTGAAACATTAATGCCTGATTGGTTTCCAACATTCTTAGATAAATTTAGAAGAGAAGGAGTAGCAGAAAATATATTTAAAAAGAAAAAAGTAGAAGTTAGTAAAGCAGAATATGATAAAGCGTTTGCAGAAGGTAAAGGACAAGATTATTATACTGATGTTGCTAGAACACAAGAATATAAAGCTAACAATCCTGATCACATGGATTATTATAAATATGAAGATACAGATGAACTCATAGGGACAACTTACACTAATGAAAAAGTTCCTGGTGTTAAGGTAGATGATTTTAATGGTGAGGTTAGTGTTAACTGGGAAAATGATTACTCACAACCAGTTTCTATTGAATATGTAAAACCTGGAATGGAAGGGGCTGATCTAGGCAGACTAGATAAATACGAAGCTGGATTCGCTGACAAACAATTAAAACCAGAAGGAGAGTTTGCTGCTGTTGATCAAGAAGTATATGCAACAGATCCTGATGGTGGATTTGATACAAATGCAATTATTGTACAATCACTTGATGATATGATGGAAGGCACAACTCGTGTAATGGAAGAATACGCAACAGGTAAACCTGTAAGAACATTATCTAGGGGTGAGGGTAAAGTTATAGAAGCAGAAGTAAGAGCAGAACAAGCTGCAGAGTCAGCAGCAGAAATGGCAGATGATTTCGGTGACTTTGAATAGATTAGGTAAAAAATCAGGCCCACCACCAAAATCAGGACCAACACCACAGGGGTTGAATATTAATTATAATACTGTTAAGACAGTGAAACTGGAGAAAATAAATGGCAGAAATAGACAAGTCTTTACCAAACGTAAAGCAAACAATAAACGTTCCTAGTCCTGAAGAGGTAGAAGTAGACATACAGGAACAGCAACAAGAACAAGAATCACCAATTGATATCCAACCAAATGAAGATGGTAGTGTTGACATAAACTTTGATCCATCTGTTGGTAGCCAAGAACAAGGCGAAGATCATTTTGCAAATTTAGCAGAGTTACTTCCTGAAGAAGTATTAGGTCCTATCGGACACGAGTTATACGAAAACTACACAGACTACAAAGCATCTAGAAAAGATTGGGAAAACTCTTATACAAAAGGTTTAGATCTTTTAGGATTTAAATACGAAGAGAACACAGAGCCATTCAAAGGTGCATCTGGTGCAGTTCACCCAGTGTTAGCAGAAGCAGTCACACAGTTTCAATCTTTAGCTTACAAAGAATTATTACCATCACAAGGTCCAGTCAGAACACAGATTATTGGAACACCTACACCAGATAAAGAATCGCAATCAATGCGTGTTAAAGAATTTATGAACTATCAGATCATGGGTGAGATGAAAGAGTATGAGTCTGAGTTTGATCAGATGTTATTTTATTTACCACTAACAGGATCTACATTTAAAAAAGTTTATTACGACGAGATTATGCAGAGAGCAGTATCTAAGTTTGTTCCTGCAGATGATTTAATTGTTCCGTACACGGCTACCTCATTAGACGATGCGGAAACAATTATTCATGTAGTCAAGATGTCAGAAAACGAATTACGAAAACAACAGGTTGGTGGTTTCTATAGAGATATAGAACTAACACCTGGAAACGAAACTGAAACCGAGTCAGAG